ATGAACAGCAATCCAGTCCCCCCGGAACAGTGCAACAGCAGCTCCGGGCAAGAATCCGGGCACGAACAAACGAGCGAGGGGCTCGAAGCCCAGGCGAATCCCGGCCTGGAGCCCCCGAAGACAAATGCAAAGCCAAGACTGCGGCGCCACCGGAAACGAGTGCGCTTGAGTGATGCGATGCGCGCGGAAGGAATCGACGAGCGCACCATCGCTGAGGCGTTTGCCGAAGCTGTGATCAATCTCCGAGATACGGCCAAGGTCGAAGGCAAGGAAAAGGCGCTGGTGTATGTCTTGAAGGAATGCACAAAAGCGTTGAATGACCGACCATCGAAAGGGAGTGAGCCGATTTCGGTTCAGTTAATCCACAACATCCCGCGGCCGCTTCGAGGCGCGACAGGGCCGGCCGACAAGAAGTAGGGACCGGGCGATTTCTGCAGAGGAGAGGAAATGGCTGCGAACAAAACAACGATTGGTTATTTAGTGCAATTGGCGGGAATTGGGGCGTTTGCTGCCGGCGCGGTGTTCAGCGTACACCATTTGGCAATCGGGGCTGCGTTCATTGGCGGAGCCGCGGCGTTCTACGTGGGGCAGAAGATACGCTCCATCGCTTAGGAAGGTCGGGTTGCGCTCCCGCCGCTGAGTCAGCGGTCTGACATGGTTACGATCTTATCGGGTGACGACCGCTGGGCGGGAGAGTACACGGCGAAGGTGAACCTGGATTATCAGCCCTTTGAGAAACAGAAGCGATTCCACGCTTCCACGGCGAAATACCGCTTGTTTGGTGGCGCGGCCGGACCTGGAAAATCCAAAGCGCTGTTGATGGAAGCGGTGGCCCAGGCCGAAGAGCATCCGGGCGCTCATACGCTGCTGCTGAGGCGGACCTTCCCCGAGCTGGAGCAATCACTGCTGCTGTATTTTCGGCGCGATGTTCCCCGCGAGTTGTACCACAGTTTTCAGGATTCGAAGCATGTAGTCACATGGCGGAACGGCTCGACCACACGGTTTGGGTATTGTCAGAGCGAAAATGATGTGTACCAGTATCAAGGGGCCGAATTCTTATTCATTGGAATTGACGAGCTGACCCTATTCACGCTGCGGCAGTGGCAATTCCTCACCAGCCGCAATCGATGCCCGTTGGCGGGATCGTTTCCTTGCATGGCCGGGGCAACGAATCCTGGAAACATCGGGCACGCCTGGGTGAAGTCGCTGTGGCTGGACAAGCGTCCGGCGGCCGGCATGGAGAATGCCGGGGCCTATGATCCCGGAGACTACGAATTCATTCCCGCGCGTGTCTCCGACAATCCAATCTACGCGGCGGATGAGAATTATCTGAAGACGCTGCGCGCCCTGCCAACGCATCTGAAGCGAGCGTTTCTGGACGGCGATTGGGACGTCTTTGCAGGCCAGTATTTTGACCGGTTCGACGAGACGCGGCACATAGTTCGAGCGGAGAAAATCGATTGGAAACCATGGTGGCCACGTTGGATTTCACTCGATTGGGGCTTCGAACACCCAGCGGCTGTCTACTGGCATGCGGCAGCGCCAGAGAGTGCGAGCGGGGAGGGGGGCGACGCTTCATCGAGGCGGGTGATTACGTACCGCGAATTCGTCACACACCGCATGCCGCCGCGAGAGTTGGCGCGGGAGACTGTTGAACGCAGCAAGGGATCGGCGGGCCGGGAAAAAATCGACGCGATCTACCTGTCGCCGGACGCGTTCGCACAACGCACCGAGGAAGCCTCCATCGCGGATCAGATGGGCGAGGTATTCGTCGAAGAAGGATTTCCGCGGCCGACCCCTGCGGACAACGATCGAATTGGCGGCTGGATGCTGATGTACCAAATGCTCGACGCCGGAGAATGGATTGTAACGGAAAACTGCGGCGAGTTAATCCGCACGATCCCTAACCTGGTGCGGGATGCCATACGCGTGGAAGACATCGAAAAGATGGACGGCGATGACGCGGCAGATGCTGCGCGGTATGGACTGAAATCTCGATACCGGGCCAGCGGAGCGAGTCCGATTTACCTGCCGTACGAACAGAGGCTGGCGGCCCGAGTCACCTCCGAGGATCCGACAGTCAGGGCTATCCAGGCGCGAAGAGCGGTATTGGAAGAATCTCGCCAGCTGCGGCCAATCACCTTCCGAAGGCGGCGACGGTAGTCGACCCAATGCGGGCTGGAGAAATGCGGGGGCGTGTATGCGCGGCTTAGAGGGTATTGTCGCGAGGGTACGTGAAATGTGGGGACGCCTCACCAAGAAGCGGTATACACGCGCACTCGAGGCAGAGAACATTTTTTTGCGGGCTGAGAATCGAGCCTTGCTGAATTCGATCCTTGGCATAGCCGGCCTCCCACCCGTTTCGGTAGCTGCGATGACTCGGAAGCTAGAAGAAGCTCGAGCAAATCCTTCGACCAAGAGACCATCGCGGCGCAAACAAGCGCCAATTCGAGCCGCCGGAGCTGGAAGAGGACCGGAGGGCAGGAGCATTCCCCAGGCAAATCGAGAATCAATGATTGCCTCGCCGTTGAGGCGACGGTCTTGGCAACAGATAACCCGCATGTTGGAGTTCGAGTCGGCGCGGAAGATCGCCGAGCCATAAAATTCAGGCAAACAAACTTGTAGGAGGAACGATGCCGTTTATTCGAGGTCGGTACCACATCAATCCAGTTCTGGGTCAAGCTATGGAAGCTGCTCGTGAGGCGGAGGCCGCCCGGTTGGCGGAATCGGAAGGGCAGGCTGATGGGAGAAGTGACGCGAACGGAAAAGGAAATTCGAGCTTCGGGGCCGCTGATTTGAATCGGCCGCCGATACACCGGGTGGAGATCGAAGCAGCGGAAATGGTTCCGGCGCACTCCGGGAGGGCAGAGAAGGGGTTTGTCGCGCGCGTGCACCGGCAAGTACCGGGGGCTCAAGGCATGGCAGCTCCAGGGGGATACTCCGTCTCCGAGGGGCCATCGCCGAAGACCGAGACACACGTGTTTTCAAATCATCAAGACCTGGTTGATTTCCTTCACCAAGAGCTCGGGAGAGATTGCAGTGGGAAGTAGCGATTGAAGCGCGAATCCCGTCGCTATCTGACCAAAATCGCAGCATCTGCGAAATTCGCGAATCGAGAAACGAATGCCGAATGAGCGAAAGATTTTAGAGGCCGACGCATCGCTTGTGCCGGTTGAAGGGCCGGCGGCGCCACGGGATTTGGCAGTTTCTCCGGCCGCAGGGGCAGGGAGAAATCGGGCTGGCGGCTGGAGTGAATCCGCATCTTCAGCGTATGGCCAGAATAACGAGCAGCTTCCGGAACGATTGCAAGAGGCCCTGCGGCGGCTTGTCCATCAGTTTTCTTCGGAATCGGAGTCCACTCGGCGGCAAGAAATCCGGCGGATCAAACAGGCGCACCAATTCTGGCGTGGATTGCAATATTTGTGGTGGAGCGAACGCGACCAGAACTGGCATCTGCCATTTGAGCAGAAGCTTTCCGACAACAGCTCGCTTGAAGATCTGCCGCGGTATGAGTTCGTCACAAACATCTATCAAGCGTTTGGATTATCTCTGGTCTCTGTCCTGTCGCAGGATGTGCCGCGCGTGAGGTTTTTCCCATCGTCGGCTCAGGCGGAGGAGGATGTCGCTGCAGCAAAGGCGGCGACAGAAGTGGCTTCGTTGGTGGAGCGAAACAATCGGATCGGAAATCTGGTTGTCGAACAAGCGTTTCGGTTGTGGACGGATGGGAAGGTGGGGGCTTACGTCCGCTATGTCGTCGACGGGCAACGATTTGGGTTTCACCCTGAAACGGAAATCGCGGCGCGAGAGGTGAAACTGGGCAACGATGTTTACGTCTGTCCAAACTGCGGGGCGGAGGAACCGCCAAAGGCCGGCAGAGGCAACGGTATAAGAACAGCGGCAAGCCCGGCGCCCACGGCCGCTTCATCGTGCTCGCGTTGCGGCGCGTTGCTGACCGAAGAGAATTTTATCGCGGCTGAGGCGGTCACGATCCCCTCGGCGGCAACACGACTGCTAGTGCCGAATGGGCAAGAGGTCGTCACGATCGTCGGCGGCCTGGAGCTGAAGACTCCGCCCTGGGCCAACGAGATGCATGAATATCCCTACCTGCAGTGGAACATGGAAGTGCACCAGGCTCGATTGAGAGCTGCCTACCCGCAGGCGGCGGACAAGATCGGATCACCTGTCGGAACGGGGTCGCAGCAATATGAGCGTCTGGCGCGGCTGGCACAATCGCAGGGCGGTCCGCTGACAGAGGGAGGCGATTTTAACGTCAACCTGATTACATTTCAGCGGACATGGTTGCGGCCGTGGGCCTTCTTTGCCCTGGAGGACAAATCGCTCCGAGATAAGCTGCTGCAATTGTTTCCTGATGGCGCTTATGTGGCATTCGCCGGAGAAGCGTACTGTGAATCGCGCAACGAAAACATGGACGATCACTGGCGCGTTCTGCACGCCCTGCCGGGAGACGGATCGAGCGGGCGTCCGGGGCTGGGAGACGCGCTGATAAGTGTGCAGGAGCGGTTCAATACTCTGTCGAACTTGCAGGTGGAAACGTACGAGTACGGCATCCCGCCGATTTACGCAGATAGCGAGGTGCTGGATTTCGATGCGCTACAGAGCCAAACGGCGGAACCGGGCGCGCATTATCCCGCCCGCGCAAAACCGGGGCAATCGCTGGCCGAAGGATTTTTCCAACCCGCGCCGGCGGAGGTCCCCCCAGACCTTGCGCAGCACGCCGCTAACCTGATGGGGCCGGTAGCACAATTCTTGACGGGGGCCTTTCCTGCGCTTTTTGGCGGCGCGATGCAGAACACGGACACGGCTGCGGGCTATGCCATGGCCCGGGTCCAGGCGATGGGGCGAATCGGCCTCGTCTGGCGACGAATGAAATTCTTCCACGCCGACGTGATGCTGCTGGCTGTGGACTGCTTCCGCAAGAACCGCCCGAACGACGTGGAGGTTACGCTTTTGGGGGCGGGAGCGGCATTCGAATCGCAGTGGATCCGGCTTGCGGACCTGAAGGGGAATTTATTCAGTTACCCGGAGACGGACGAGCAGTACCCGACACTGTGGTCGCAGCAGCGAGCGGTGCTGCTGCAATTGTTGGCGAATCCGGATGCGGAAATTCAGGCGGTTATTGGACACCCGGAAAATATGGCGCTGGTGAAGCGGCTGATCGGCCTGGAGGAATTTGTAATCCCCGGCGAGGAGTCGCGGACGAAGCAATACCGGGAAATTGCGCAACTGGTGGCCGAGGGTCCTATTGTGAACAGGAATCCCGCGAGCGGGCTGGAGACAATTCTGCCGAGTATCATGCCGGACGAATTTGCGGATGATCATGAAGTGGAGTTGGGAATCTGCATGCGCTGGTTTTCATCTGACGCGGGACAAGTGGCAAAAATTGAGGCTCCTGCCGGTTATGCGAATGTGCGCGCGCACGCGATGCTTCACAAGGCGTATGCCATGAAGCAGGCTGCTGCGGTGAATGCGCCTTCGAACGTGGCCCCGCGGAGGTGAATGACTTTGGTGGGCGGGGACAGTGCGGCGGGATTCACTGTGTCCCCAACTCGAGGGCGCAGCCAAATGCTAAAGAGTGCGCTCGATGGAACTACTTGCGGGGCGGGTGCTATAAGCGCTGCCACCCTTGACCGGAGGGGGAGCTACCAGGCGCACGACATGGAGCAGTCGTTCCGGTTTGAAGGGCTTGGCCATGCACACGACGGCGCCAAGCTGATGACTTGCCGAGTAATCGGCGGGCTGGGCCGAGCGGGTGAGCAAGACTACGGGGACATGCTGCAAGCGATCGTTGCGCTTGATGATCAGGCAAAGATCGTGGCCGGACATGTCCTCAGCTTCAACCTCCGCGAGAAAAACCGACGGCACTGTGGTGCGAAGCACTTCAAGCGCCTGCTGGGCAGTGGGAACAATCACAACGGTGTATCCGTCATTTTGCAAGAGTGTGCGCATGGTGTCGGCAACACGTTGATCGGATTCAACTGCCAGAACAACGGACTGCAATTTAGCTGACGCCGGGGCTGGCAGGTGCTCCGCAGTGGCGCCAACAAAAGGATCCGCAGAGGCGCCTTTCCGCTCACTCTTCGCTTCAGTCTTCGCGGCCAGGAATTGAACAGCGACGGAGAACTGCGCACGCCCGGTTTCGGTGACTCGGACGACTTCCGCCGCCTGCCCCTGATTCAGGGCGGCAGCCGCATTCGAGTATGGAAATGTCACGTCGAGACGCTGACCCTTCCAATACCCGGCGCGGCCGGCGACAAAGAGAAGCCCGTCTCGAGAAACGTCCACGCTCTTGCAGATTTCTTCGAAAGGCTCGGGGGAGTTGACCGGGCGGACATGCACCTGGGCAGAAATTTTTGCGCGCTTGCGGCGACGGCGTTCGATGCCGGCTGGATTGGTTCCAGAGGATCTTGGGCTTGCTTGTGTGGAGACGGACAGTGACGCGCTCATGCTGCACCTCAGAAGACTCTGCCGGGGTTGGCGGTCGCATCGCTCGGCCAGTCGGAAATCCGTTCGGTGACGAAGGCCCCCGTTCAGTAGAGATTTACTAGGAGCACGCAGTAGGGGGAATAGTACGTTAGTTTCAATTTGGAAAACCCTCGACTGGGCGCAAGGCATGTATTTGTAACCCATTGTATTTCAGCCAGTTAGAGTTGCGACGTCGACGGACTGTTGCGCGGGTAGAACACTGCTGTAGGGTCGAATGAGTGTTTTTGCTGATTCCGCTAACTGAGAAGAGGAAAAATCATGGGACCGACAGGAGCGAGTTTGCGAGCAGAGGTGCAGCTGGCTGGTGTGAGCGCAGGGCAGGCGCTCACACCGACCATCGATTCAACGAACGATGGGACGTCACAAACCGCCGCGAGCGGGGTGCGAGCAAAACCAACGGATGACGAAATCCTTGGTATCTCACCCGGGCCAGTTTCGCGTGATGTTGAGGCCAAGGGCAAACGGAGGAACTCAGAAGCGGACGCAGTCAGCGGGGATGAAAGGGTTTCAGAGACGCACCCCCAGGGGCGGCTGAGTGAGCCGCCTCAGCATTTGCGATCCGCGCTGGATGCCAACCCGGAATTGCGGTCCGTCTGGGAACAGGCGAGCGAGTACAAACAGGCTTTCGAGACGCCAGAAAAAGCACGAGAAGCGACAGCTCTCCTGGCCGACTTAAATCGCATGGATTCGCTGTTTTTTTCAAGTCGGCCAGAGGACCATGCGGAGTTGGCACGCGCAGTAGCGGAACTCGATCCAGTTGCATTTCATTCCTTCGCGAAGGCCATTACCGGGCAGTTGAACCAACGAAGATCAAGTGACGGCGCGAAGAATCAACCGACCTCAATTTCCAGTTCACAGGGCAGACAGCCACAACAGCCTGGGCGGACAGGAGAGGAAGCTCAACCTTCTACCGAAATCCAAGGGACTGACAATGGCAGCGCACACTTGGCGAACGAGCAGTCAGCTTTTCTTCAAGCCGCAAATGCATCCGCGGTAGAGGGCGTCTTGATGGCCATCGAATCTCAGGTTGAGAGACTTCTGCCTGAGGGGATATCGAAAAGCGCCCGCAACCGGGTGGTTGGCGAGATCTACCGGGAGCTTGATGCTTCGTTGCAGTCGAACAAAGAATTGGCGCGACAGACGCGGGAGATTCTGCGTTCAGGCGGGCTGGACGTGGAGCATCAGCGGGCTGTCGTTTCCCTGATCACCAACCGCGCGCGGCAAGCGCTGCCGGGTGTGGCAAAGCGGGTACTCGGGGAATGGACGACGACGTTGGTTGCAGGCTCCCAGGAAAGGCGCACTCGGCAGCGCGCGGCAGAAGGCCGAGTCGACATTGCCGGGACCGGGGGTGCTGCAAATGACGGCCGACGCCCTATGACTCCCCGCGAGATCGACTATGGGCGAATGTCGGATGCGGACATCTTGAATCTGTTTTAGGCGCGAGGGCATCCAGCCAGCGCGAGAAGACATAACCAGTGCTGAGGCTTGAAGGCACTTTTGTCACCAGTTTTTCCTTCCACTGTCCGAGGAGGACACCCCAGGAGCACATCGGAAATTCGGTGAGCTCCAAGCACTGAAGTAGCAACGCAAGCAACGAGGACGTTGCGAAGCATAGATGTAGGAAGCACGCCTGCGGTCGGGCGTGAAACACGTTTTTCATTCCAAGGGGGTTTTACGACATGGCACAAATGCAGAATGCGCAATCTGTTGCGCTGCAACTGGAGAAAGTGCGGGACAAACTGCCATTGCTTTACGAACGGGACGACATTCTCCTGACCATGATTCAACAGCGGGGGGACGTGGAACGCGTCAGTTCGCGGAATATGCGTCTGCCCCTGCAAATCAGACCGGGAGGCAAGGCGGGGCTGGCCAACATGGACGGCGGCGACCTGGGCCGCGGCTCCGGAACAGTGTATGACGTTGCCCAAGTAACGCCGGTGTTCTTCCGTCATGCAGTAGAAATCACGAAGTTGGTGGAGTACGCGTCGAACGCGCCAGAGAAGGCCATCGAGAACGCGGCCAAGCGTGAAGTGAAGAATGCCATGGCCCAGTTCCGGTCATTTCTCGACAAACTGGTGCAGACAAACGGCAACGGGGTGCTTGGAACCATTTCGAGCATCGGCGGCTCGACTTTTACGATGGCGAAGCCGCCAGGGTCGGTCCTGGTTTATTACAACCAGACGATTCAGGTCTACGATCCGACGCTGGCAACCAACCGAGGGTCGTGCAACGTCACCGCCGTCGATCCGTTTGGCAGCACAATTACAGTGGATTCCGTTCCGGCTGGAACTTCCGCGAACGATGTCATCGTTCACGACGGACTTACCGGCGCCCAGCCCGTTTCGCTGTTTGGGATTTTGTACCATCAATCGAACGCAATAACGGGAACCTGGCTCAACCTGAATCGCGCTACATACCCTGTTGAACTGGCTACTCCGCGAGTCAACGGGAACAACTCGGCGTTGACGCCTGGTGCGGTAAGGTTGGCAATCAACAAGGTCCGCAAGTCCCTCGGGTCGAACCAAGTGTCAAAGCTGATTGCTTACACCTCCCTTGAACAGGAGCACCAGTGGGAACAGCTGGGGGTGACTATCTCGCAGATCATCAAAGAAGGTGCTGGTGGGCGTGCGAGCGATCTGGACCTGCTTTTCACCGGTGAGAAGTCCATGGCCGGTGTGCCGATCAAGTCGAGCATCAATGCCAACCAGTCCAGGGTGGATTTTCTCGACCTCTCGCACTGGGGCCGTGCCGTGATGCAAGACATCGACTTCTACGATGTGGGCGGGCAAACGGTGTTCCCCATCTACGGAGCCAGCGGCGGTCTGGCGTCTGCATACATCTTCTACTTCGTGACAGGATTCCAGGTATGGAATGAATCGCCTCGTTCTGGTGCATTCATCGATAACCTGGCAATCCCGGCTGGGTACTGATCTCCAATTCAATTGGGGGCATGGGAGGATTACAACGGTGCCATTGCCGTGGTGGCAAGCCCGTGCCCCTAAAACGCCAAAGACATTGATTCGCGTCATTCGAGAAACGCATACAGCACCTGATCGGATACGAGATCTGCTGGCCCGAGCCGGGGGATGCAATCGATTTTGTGAGCCCCATTTCCGCGTAGTTTGGGGCGGCGCCAGGCTAACGTGGGTGGGAGGGCGGTGGACTGACCGTGACGCGCACGGCAATGTCCTGCGGGAAATGATCGAGATGCGGCGCGTGCCGAAATACGCGCCTGAAAACCGTTGGCATATTGAACGGTGGATGCCACCAGAGTCCTACGGTTCACCCGAGGAATGGTACACACAAACGGTCGAGGTGGAGAATGGAATCAGGATTCCAGGGCTTGGGCCGTATCCAACTCGGGGAGATTACGAGCATTGCTTCACTCTGGAAGGATCAAAAGGGGAATTCATACCTTTAACGGTTGCGGCTTGTGATTGGATCGTGCGAGCCATCGAGTGGTCGCGACGGCAACCTAGCAGCTATCTGCGAGGAGCGATTGCTGCGCGCGAAGCGCGCAGGGCGCGCGAATGGGATTGCCACGTGGATGAGGCCCTAAGCCAATAAGGGCGTGTGGCGAACGAGCCAAGTGGGCTGAACGCAAGGCAGTCTCGCCGTCGCAGTGATTTTAATTGTGAGCAGTGAAGTGATCGAGAAGAGAAAGGATATGCATTTGACTCCAGCAAAACTAGAATCGCGTGGCCCTCGAAATATTCTGGAGGAGACACGCTCAACTGGCGATACTGTCTCCACCGTAGTGATCGCGTCCATTTCTGACCAGGATTGGTACATTTCCCGAACACACGGCGTTTATCACATTCCCGCCTGCCCAAAGGGCGAACAATACGCGCTACTCCTGATCACCGCTCGAGGCGATGCATTGGACCTTGGGGACAACCGCCGGTTTCCATTCAGTATTTCAGCGCGAGACATTGCGGAGGATCTCCTTCAAGACCTGCAGGACCACGGAATATTTGTATGCGCGGACAGCCGGCCAAGCAGTGCGGAACTAGAGGGAGCTACGCAGAGGCGCGATGCCTGCTACCATCGCCTGATTTCAGACGGCGATACCATGTGGGCGCGCGGGCATTCTTTCCGCGAAATATCGGATCTCCACCGGCGCGCAGCAATCGAAATGGGCGTGGAACGAGAATGGGCCTATGTGCCGGCAAGAATGGTGGAGTGCCCTGCATGTGGTGAGCGTGTGAAACCTGCAGTCGCGGTGTGCAGGCACTGCGGCGCCATTCTCGACAAGGAGAAGGCTGCGAGACATGGACTCGGGACTGGGTTAGTCGCGAGGGGCACGCCTGGGCCTCGCCAAGATTTGGAAGATCGAAGTAATCGAAACTGCCAGACATCCAGCAGTTGAGAGGGGAAAATGCGGATGGATATTTCGAGAGGAATCGCCGCTGATTGCCTATATATGGGGCCCAGGTTTGTTCCCGAAGCGATGCCTGCCCAAAGGCTACTGAGATTACGCCCGGCGACGGCGCATGAAAGGCAGCACTGCAAGCCCTGAGATCAACAGCAGGGCAGAGCCCGGTTCCGGCGTGCTCATGGCCGAGTCGCCAGCAGTAAAGAAATCGAAATTTGCTGTGCATCCTTGGCAATATGAGTGGGCGGGGTCGAAAGTCAAAAAGGACGGTAGGGATGGAACCCTTGCCCAACCCAGCAAAACATAACTGCCGCCCGGCCCAAGCGCCTGGAACCCTACGTCCGTCGTAAACCCATTGGGTGCCATAAATGCGCAGGACGTGCAGGTAAATGTGATTCCATCTGCCACGATGACGCCGTTAAGTATTTGCGTGACGGTGTTCAAACTGAACGAACCTGTCACCGAGCCGCTGTCAGTTGAGAGAGTGTCCGTAGGGGTCAAATTGTAAGTGACAGTGTCCGCGCGCAGCCCGGATGGAAGCATCAAAGCTGCGGCTGCAATTAGAAGCAGAACTCCAAGCTGAAACGCTGGAATTCGCAAGGAATTTTGATTGGTCATCTCTATCTCCAAACCCAACCCACGAAGGGTTGCCAAGGGATCAACTATCCCGTTCTGGTACTTGCATGTACTATACCAATGCTAAGGCCTGTGTTTTCAGCAGCAAGATGCCGCCCACGATGTGCCAAAGTGAACCTGTTTTCCATGTTGCGCGAAATGTTTCCACAATGCTAATACGCCAATGAAGCAGGCGGTGCGGAAGGTTCACCACTCGTGCCTTAAAGCTCAGGCCACTTGTCAAGACGATGGTGGGAAGTAAAATCTGGAAGGGAAGCGCAACGAAAATGAACAGGCATGTCGGCAGGACTGCAAGAGGTGTCGTAGCGATTGCCCTGGGACTGATGGTCATCGCTTTCACGGCACATGCTCAAGGGTCTCGCAAAGACGATATTGTCTTCGGGCCATCAGGACACCCGGTTGCGGGGGCCACCGTGAGAGTGTGTGTTCCTACCGCCACGGGAACTCCGTGCTCGCCACTAGCGACAATTTACACGGACGCCACCATGACGGTGGCGGCTGCCAATCCATTCCAGACAGACGGCATCGGCAACTACCATTTTTACGCTCCGCCAGGGCGGTATCAGGTGCAAGTATCCGGGCCAAGTATCACCGGGACGATTACGTACCCGGATGTGATTCTGCCTGCCGATCTTTCCTCGAGCGGATCTGGAAACAATATCTCGGCATTCGGACTAACGCTGGGGGGAAACCTGACGGTTGCCGGCAACGCCAGCGTCGCGGGCACGCTGACATCGGGGACATTCAGTCCCGGTACTTTTTCTCCAACAACAGTTAACGTTGGAGGCAATGAGAGTGTGTTGGGTCCAAGACCACGGGTTGATGTAACCGCGTATGGAGCCAAGGGTGATGGCGCAACAGATGACACTGCGGCCATCCAAGGGGCCATCAACGCCTCATGTGCCAATGCAACTTTCGGCGGCTCAGTTTTCTTCCCTGCGACTCCCGGCCATTCGAACATCGCCCGCACCTATCTCGTCTCGCAGCCGCAGACGCCTTCCACGAATCCTGTGTTTACCATCCCCTGCATGGTTCACTTGCTGGGTGGTCACAGTCCGGGAGCAACAGCAGGCGGTTTCACGCGGGCACCCAAGGTGCAAATCAACGTGACTGCTGGAGCCAGCCCGAATGACGCTGGCGTGTTCCAAATCTTCACCAGTGCAGGGAACAGTTCTACCTTCGAGAATCTTGCGGTGGTGGGCGTTAATCGTGCCTTCGAGTTGCGCACCGTCAATGTTACATTCAAGAACACCGATGCCCTAGTAGCCAATACTGGGCACCAGGACAATTGCCCCTACGTCATCACCAACTCATTCTGGATTTGGATGGACCACGTTCAGGGCCAAGCTCCCACCAACAGCAGCTACGTTGTCTGTGCTGTGGGCGACACTTCACTTGCTGGCGAGGCTCCCCTACTCGGCCTGTTTAAGCTGAATGACGCTACGTTCATCGGCTGCCCGTTCTCCTACACGCAGCGCGTGAACACGGCTGGCAGTGGCCCCGGTGATTGGATGTTCGATAACGTATCGGTCGAGACTTGCAACAACGACCTGATTTCCATTCAGAACACTTCCGGCAATATAGGCTCTACGGCTATTCCGCAGTTAAGTGAAATCTCCATCAACCATGTCACTGTCTCAGACGCGAGTTGTGGCTCTCAATGTGCGGTGATTGGAACAGATGCCAACTTAAGCGGCTCAGTTATTCAGGGCGTCCACATGGTTCAGTCCTATGCGGGACAGCTTGGCAAAGCTATCCGCATGACCTCCGGCACGCTTCGGGATGCAGTGATTTGGTGCACCAACAGCCTCTCCGTCTGCCAAGTGACGGACGGTTCCAACAATCTGATTCAAGGCGCAATCATTCAGAACTTCGGTTCGGGGCTTGACTACGTTGGGAGTGGCCTCTCGACCTCGGGCCGCACAGACTTCTTCGAGTTTGCTCCCACGGACGCTCCGCCTATTCGCATGGCAAAAGCAGCGGCATCACAGGGCAACGTGGCGCTTGATCCCGGCCTCGGCCTCGCGTTCGGTGACGGCACCAACTATGGGTTCAATGCAGGCATCTTCTCGAATGCCGACGATACGCTGGACATTCAGTTCTCGAAGTTTGCACCGCCTACAAACGTTGCTGGAACGCCAGCGGGTGGCGGCTCGCTTGCGAATGGAACCTATTATTATAGCGTCCGGGCCACAACTGCGTCCTGTTCCGGCGCTCTCGTCGGCGCACCCTCG